TTTTTGGCGTAAACGAAATGTTTCTTAACATTGTCATACGTTTCAAGCTTGCGCATGTAATTTATCAAATGATTCACATCACTTTCTACTTCGTCTATAGAACATTTATACATACTTGCACACGCCTGCACAGCAGCGTGATAATTGTACCATTTGCCTGGGCGAATTGGCCACTGTTTTTGCTTAATCAATTCCAAATTATCACTTAGTGCACCCAGCATACAACTGTAACTCATAGCCCGCATTTCAATGTTATTGTTATTTACGTCGGACACTCCATTTAAAACTTCAAAACGTCTACACAATCTGACAAAGTCTGGTGAACATTCTAATGTGTTGTTCATGTTAACGTAAATTAACATGCGCAAAAAACTACCTTGTAAATTGTTTAATACAGCTTTAGATTGCATATTGAAGTGACGCGCGCTTTGTGTTTCTATCGATTCTTTAGTCAGTGTGCCAGATTTGCACACTATAATGTTGTCATCTCCCAATACGTACATTACGTAGATTGATGGTAAATGCAGTTTCACCAATCTCTTTTTGACCAATAAATTAATAATTGCGTTGCCTAATGAAGTGTAGCTTGACCTGTGTGTCTGCTGGCGTCACCGACAAACTTTATATAAGCACCTTTTGCTCTCCAATTAAAATGAACGGTATGCCACATGTCAACAACATGTGAATTGCCTCCTAAGATTTTGTATATTTCCATCTCAGTTTTGATGCAAGTGTGGTCAGTTTGTCGATCTTGTTTAGCTAAATCATCCTCAGCGAATTGAACATTGTTGTCTACTATAGTAATTTTGTTCAAATGAGCACTTATTTGTTGAGGTGTCCAACCATCGACATAATGCACTTTATCTATTAAACATCTTTTCAAATTTTCCTTAATGTCTTTAAAAAAACTGGCGAAAATGCAAGTGATACCTTTACGCTGCCACACTATTTGACGCACTCTTTGTTCATCAATAGTTTCGGGCATTTTAATGTCGCTATCCAAAGTTAACAATTTTGTCAACTCTTTGGAAACATCCTTCATGCGACTTTCTAACTTATTGTGAATTTTGACTTGATCCATACCTGAAAATTCTAAACCGTCACTGAATATATCGTGCAACTCTTTTGATATGTTCACTGAATCTGGTCTTTCTAACAACCAA